ATACTGGACCAGATATTATGTTTGGCGTATACGGTGATAGTTCAACAATGGGAACAGCACACTTTGTAAGTCCTAAAGGATCAAATGAATCTCATGTTCATTATGGAACTAATGGTAATTGGTATATAAGACCAGCAAATAATAGTGGTAATGTTATTGTTAAAAACTATTCAGCTGAATCAGATGAAAGATTAAAAGAAAATATTGTTGATATTACATATGGTTTATCAGATTTAATTCAATTACAACCAAGACAGTTTAATTGGATTGATGATGTAGAAGAAAGAGAACAAAATGGATTTATTGCTCAAGAAGTAGAAGCAATAATACCTGCTCTTGTAAGTACAGGAGAAGGAGAAAATGCTTATAAAGCAGTAGATTATAATAGTATTATAGCAATTCTTGTTAAATCAGTACAGGAATTAAAAGCAGAAAATGATGCACTAAAAACTAGATTAGATAATGGAGGATTATAATGGCAATTGAATTTGCATGGGACGTAAAAAAAGTAGAAGTTTATCCAAACTTAGATGGTAATGAAGATGTAATACATAGAGTTCATTGGAGACTTACTGCAACAGATACAGAAAATTTAAATGAACTTGGGACAAGAAACATAATGGAACAAGAAATAGGTGTTGTAGATTTAAATACATCTAATATTACCAATTTTATTTCTTTAGATTCTTTAGACTCTGCTACGGTTGAATCTTGGGTTGAATCATCAATTGGATCTGAGCAACTTCAAGATTTTAAAGATAATTTAGAGAATAGAATTAATAAACAAGTAAATCCTACTTCTGTTTATAAAAAATTATCTTTTTAGGAGAATATATGGCAATTAATTATTCATGGGATGTTAATACAGTTGATGTATATCCAGAACTCGATGGTAATGCAAATGTAATTTATACTATACATTGGCAACTTTTTGGTGAAGATACCGAAAATCAAGACTCAAAAGGGAGAAATCTTGTAGAAGGTCAAATAGGTACAGTAAGTTTAAATACTTCAAACATTGAAAGTTTTATCGCTCTTGAGGATCTTACAAAAGAAACTCTAGTTAATTGGGTTGAAACAACTATGGGACCTGAGCAATTACAAGTATATAAAGATTCAATCGAAGCTGCAATTGAAAAGAAAATTACACCTACCACTGAACAAAAAACACTTAACTTTTAAAAATTTTCTTTTGAAACAAAAACTATTATAAATAGAATATAATAGGAATTTACTATGGCAAAACCTAACACTAAACAAACTCTAATTGACTATTGTCTAAGATCACTGGGGGCACCAGTGATTGAAATTAATATTGATGATGATCAAATCGACGATAGAATAGACGAAGCTCTACAATTCTATCAGCACTATCACTCTGATGCAATAGAAAAAACATTCCTAAAGCATAAGATCACAAACTCAGAACTCACATTAACCTCAGCGGTTGCTTCTAACTTTCAAGTAGGAGAATCTGTAACTGGAGGAACAAGTGGTGCTAAAGCCACCATAAAATCTGCTAGTGGTAGTTCGATTAAATATAACTACTTAGATAACTCAAACGTTCCTTTTGAAGCAAATGAAACTATTACTGGATCCCAATCTGCTTCTACTGCGGTTATATCCTCCATCACAAAAGGGGATATTGAAAACAGATATGTGCCTATAAACGACCTTATTACTGAAGTAGTTCAGGTTGTACCGATTAGAGATGATGTACAATCAAATGATATGTTTGATATTAGATATCAAATACATCTGAATGATATCTATAATATGGGATTTATGGGAAGCTTAGCTGAATATGTTATGAGTATGCAATACCTCAGTATGTTAGATCTTCTTATCGATTCCGATGAAAAGATGGTTAACTTTGATAGACATAAAGATAGATTAGATATTTTTATGGATTGGAACGAAGAGGTTGATGCTGATGATTATATTCTTATAGAGTGTTATAGAATTATCGACCCAGATACCTATACAGATATCTACAATGATTATTTCTTAAAGAAATATGCAACAGCTTTAATTAAAAAGCAATGGGGTCAAAATTTATTAAAATTCGAAGGAATGACAATGCCAGGAGGATTAACCTTTAATGGTCGTCAATTATTTGATGATGCTATGGCAGATTTAGAAAAATTAGAAGAAGAAGCTAGATTGAATTGGGAGAAACCAGTCGACTTCTTTACAGGATAAAATATGCCGAGAAACGTTTACTTTTCTCAGGCCGTAAGATCAGAACAGCATCTTTACGAAGACCTGATAATAGAATCCCTTAAAATCTTTGGGCAGGATGTTTATTACATCCCACGTACTCTTGTCAATAGAGATAATATACTAGGAGAAGATCCTGCTTCTAAGTTTGATGATGCTTACATTATAGAAGCATATTTAGAAAATGTAGAAGGATTTGAAGGCGCAGGAGATCTTTATTCTAAGTTTGGTTTAGAGATACGGGATGAAGCACAATTTGTTGTTTCCCGAAAAGTATGGAATAGAAGAGTTGGAGTCTTTTCAGAAAATGAGGATCCAAGACCGCAGGAAGGTGATTTAATCTTCTTACCAATGACAAACAGTTTCTTTGAAATAACATATGTTGAAGATGATAGTCCATTCTATCAACTATCTGATCTTCCTGTGTATAGACTTTCTTGTAGCTTATTCGAATATAATGATGAAGACTTTGATACTGGTGTAGAAGCAGTAGATCTAAAAGTAAATCAGGTTTCATATCAAGTACCATTAGTTCTATCTTTAACAACAAACGAGGAATATTTTCAGATAGGAGAAAATGTTGAACAAACATTAGTTGCTGCAGACGGGGATACACCTGCAGTTAAAGTGTTTGGAGAAGTTGCCCAAATGAGTAAAACTTCAGTAAACACCCAGACAATTTGGGTATCAAATATTGGAGCTTCTGGAACAACAGAATATAAACAATTCACTCAAGGTGGAACGGTCACAGGATTAACAAATAGCTATACTGCTACAATATCATCTATTATCAGTGATCTTACAGATACCACAGGAATGGCTTGGAAAAGTGATGGCGGTGCAGAAAATATTGCCCTAGAAACATTTGCAGATGGGTTTATTGACTTCTCAGAGTCAAATCCATTTGGTGATCCATCGGAGACATATTAATGTTTGGAGATCATTTTTATCACGCAACAATGAGAAAATCAGTGGCCGTATTTGGTACACTGTTTAATAATATATCTGTAATAAGAAAAGCATCTGATGGTAGTGTATTAAACCAGGTTAAAGTTCCTTTAGCTTATGGACCAAAACAAAAATTCCTAGCTCGTTTAGATCAAGAAACTGGTTTTGATGCTCCTATGGCTATTAAATTACCTAGAATGGCATTTGAAATGACTAGCTTAGCTATAGACACTAGTCAAAAATTGCCAAAAAGAACTGTAATAGTAAACGAAATAGATTCTTCAGATTCTTCTAAAAAGAAAACTGTTAAATTTTTTACTTCTTACGATATTGGTATGTCACTCTATATTATGGCAAAAAATCAAGACGATGGATTACAGATAGTCGAACAGATACTCCCGTACTTTACGCCAGAATATAGTGTGACTATCAAGCCAATTGATGGATACGACCACAAGCAAGATGTTGCTATCATATTGGGAGATTTACAAATATCTGATGAGTATGAAGGAGAGTTTACCCAGAGAAGAGTACTAGTTTATCAACTAAACTTTACAATGAAAATGAAGTTTTATGGACCAACTTCCAAGACAGGTGTTATTAAAGAAATTAATATTGATTTTAATAATGATAAAGGTGGAGCAGAAATATTAGAAAATATGGATATTACCATAGATCCTGAATCAGCCGATGCTGATGATAATTATACTGTTACCACTACAATTAGTTAGGTATGATAATGGATAAGAAAAAAAATATGGCCAAAAGTCTGGAAAAGAATCTACCACAAAATATTCAAAACAGACCTTTAGAAGACAAAGACATCAAAGATGATTATGAATTTTCTAGGGCAACATATAAAGATTTAATTAGAACAGGAACTAGATCATTAGATGTTCTTTCAGAATTAGCTCGTGAATCAGAGCATCCAAGAGCTTTTGAAGTAGTAGCACAAACAATCAAACACTTAGGTGATACTACAGAAAAGTTGATGAATCTTCAAAAACAGAAAAAAGATCTAACACAGGAATCAGAAGAATCTAAACGAGTGACAAATAATAACGTCTTTATAGGAAGTACTACGGATCTACAAAGGATGTTATTAAAGAAAGATGATGGAAAAGTTATAGATGCCACGCCGAACCAAGAATAATGAATTTGGTTATCTAGGAAATCCTAATGTAAAAAGGGATGGAGTAGAGACAGAATTCACTAAAGAAGATATTATAGAATATCAAAAGTGTATGCAGGATCCTGCATACTTCGCTGAAAAGTATGTTAAGATTATTAACCTTGATGAAGGATTAGTTAATTTTAAGTTATATCCCTATCAGCAAAATATGTTTAAACATTTTAATGATAACAGATTTAGTATTGTTTTAGCATGTAGACAAAGTGGTAAATCAATATCATCTGTTGTTTATCTACTATGGTATGCATGTTTTCATCCAGAAAAAACTATAGCAATACTCGCGAACAAGGGCGCGGTCGCGAGAGAGATGCTCGCCCGTATCACGCTCGCGCTCGAAAACTTACCAATGTTTTTACAACCAGGATGTAAAGCCTTAAATAAAGGTAGTGTTGAGTTTAGTAATAATAGCCGTATTATAGCTAATGCAACATCAGCTAGTTCAATTCGTGGTATGTCCATTAACTTATTATTTTTGGATGAGTTTGCATTTGTAGAAAATGATGCACAGTTTTACACATCTACCTATCCCGTAATTACTTCCGGTAAAGATACACAAATTATAATTTGTTCTACTGCTAATGGTGTTGGAAATGTATTTCATAAAATCTGGGAAGGTGCCGTACAAAAAACAAATGAATTTAAAAACTTTAGAGTAGATTGGTGGGACGTTCCAGGAAGAGATGAAAAATGGAAAGAGTCGACAATTGCTAATACATCTGAATTACAGTTTGAACAAGAGTTTGGTAATACTTTCCATGGAAGAGGTAATACTCTTATAGCTTCTAATCATCTATTAGCACAAAAAAGTATAGAACCGGAATTTATACAAGAAAATGTGTATATCTATAAGCCACCGATAGAGGATCACGAATACGTGATGTGCGTGGATACAGCGAAGGGTAGAGGACAGGACTACACAACCTTTAATATTATAGATGTTACAACAAATCCATTTGAACAGGTTGCAACCTTTAGAGACAATCTAATATCTCCGATTTTAATGCCTGATATTATATACAAGTATGCTACAAATTATAATCAAGCATACGTGATTGTAGAGAGTAATGATCAGGGTTCTGTCGTGTGTAATGGTTTATATTATGATTTAGAATATGAGAATATGTTTGTGGAATCTACAGTGAAGTCTAATGCTTTGGGCGCTACAATGACCAGAAGGGTTAAAAGAATTGGGTGTTCAAGTATAAAAGATTTAGTAGAACAGAAAAAAATTAAGATAGTTGATTCCCAAACCATTATTGAAATGAGTACTTTTGTTGCAGTTGGTAATAGCTTTGCAGCTCAAGCACCAAACCATGATGACTTGATGATGAACCTAGTTTTATTTGGTTGGTTTACAACAACTGATGTGTTTCAGACTTTAACAAATATCGATATGAAAGATATGCTTTATAGGGAAAGATTAAAGGCAATACAAGATGATATGTTACCTTTTGGTTTTATTGAAGGTGCACCGTATAACGATCATAAATATAGTAAAGACGATGATGGAAACATCTGGTTAGAACAGGAATGGAAGAGAAGTATATGAAGTTGTTCAATAACTTTTTAGAAGAAGAAAAACAAGAAGAGCCAGTAAAAATAGAGGATCTTCATATTGTTATATTGGGTAAAGGAGACCAAGAGGGAACTTTTGCGGATTTAATCCAAGATGCAACTCAGAAGATTGGTATGAAAAGTACGATGGTAGAAGTTGATGAAGCTTTTATATCATCTAAAGATATTGAAATTGGAGAGGTAACTATTCGGAATATAGATGGTGAGGATAAAGATATTACTTTAAATGTAGAAAATACTATCATCTTTGTAAGAGCTGGAGCTCTGCATTCCTTAACAGCTCAAGCTTTGGTTTCTTCTTTACAAACTGTAGGATTTTTCCTAATAAATGATTTAGAAAGTATGCTTCTTTGTGATAATAAGATGTCAAATGCTATTACTATGGAAAGGGGAAATGTTAATATACCAAGAACCTCTATTGTAAACAATGTTAAAAGTATTGAAGAAGCCCATAAAAATATCGGGGGTAAATTCCCAGTTATTATAAAAACCTTAACAGGAACACAGGGCGTTGGTGTATCAAAGGTAAATGATATGTCTTCTCTTGTTTCTGTTTGTCAGTCTTTATGGAAATTTAATGCAGATGTTCTTTTACAAGAGTATTTGGAGTTAAAATCAGATGTAAGAACTTTACTAGTAAATGGAAAAATTATTGGAAGTGCTGAAAGGGTAAAGCAGGATTCAGACGAGTTCCGCAATAACGTTCATTTAGGTGCTAAAACATTACCCTATAAGCTTTCGGACGAAGAAAAACAATTAGTAGTTTCTGCAGCAAGAGCAACAAGATGCTCATACTGTGGAGTAGATCATGCAAAGGTTGGTGATAAATTATATGTTTTAGAAGTAAACGGATCCCCAGGAATAAGATCACACTTTATGGGATATGATTTAGAAACAGGGGAATCTACTAGAAAAATATCTGATATAGAGATATTGACTGATGTACTTTTATTCTTTACAGAAGAAAAAAGAAGAAGACCTCTTATGAGACAAGAGGTTGGATATATCGAAAGTATTATATTAGATGGGATGGAAGAGAATCCTATAAGAGCTAAATTCGATACTGGTAACTCAGCTTCTGCAACAATGCTACATGTAGACAATATGGAAATAAAGGGTGACAGTGTAATATGGCAAAAGAATGGAAACAAATTTAGAAGTAAAATCCTTTACATATCAGAGCCAAAAAGGGGATTAAAAGAATTTGATAGAAGACCAGTAATAGAACATGGTATAACATTTAACAATAGGAAATATACAGTAGAATTAGGATTATCTGAAAAGGATACTGCGTCAGAGATGTTAGTAAACAGAAAACTTATGACAAAGTTCAATATATCAGTACATCCGAATAGATTATTTGTTGTAAGTGATGTTGCATTAAGGAATGATGATTCAGATCATTAACGATGAAACATGATTATTTATAAATAAATGTATTGAATATTCGTATTATGTGTAACTTATTAACTAACTCAATAAAATAGAGGACAAAGCGATGGCATTTTTAGTATCACCTGGCGTCGAAATCAAAGAAATCGATGCTACGAATGTAGTCCCAGCAGTTTCAACATCTATTGGTGGATTTGCAGGCTCATTCAATTGGGGTCCAGTAGAAGAAATCAGTACTGTTAGTTCAGAAAATGAATTAGTAGGAAAGTTTGGTTCTCCGGACAACAATACTTTTAAATACTTTCTAGTAGCTGCGTCATTCTTAAAGTATGGAAACGCACTGAAAGTAGTCCGTGTTGCAACAGGTAATTTAAACTCTACCTCCGATGGAGCAGGACAACTCATTAAGAATAAGAGTCATTATGAAGACAATTATTCAAATGGCGAGTTAGATGTAGGTAGTTGGGTAGCTAAATACCCTGGCGTATTAGGTAATAGCCTTAAAGTCTCAATGATTACTGCTGGAGTTACTGACTTCGCAGGATGGGCATATTCTTCAAGCTTCGAAGCTGCTCCTGGAACTTCTGATTATGCATCAGATCTAGGACAATCTTCTGCTGATGATGAATTGCACATTGCAGTCATTGACGAGGATGGAGCTATTTCAGGTACACCAGGTCAAGTATTAGAAACATTTGCATTTGTATCACAAGGTTCAGATGCGAAGAAAGCTGATGGAACAACTAATTATTATAAAGATGTTATTAACAATAACTCTGACTATATTTGGTGGTCCGATCACGACACAAACCTTTCTGATGCTGGTTCAACAATAGCTAGTACTTCAACCTTTACAACTAACGGAGCCGCACTAGAATCATCTCTCTCTGGAGGTACAGATGATAATGCTCCAACTGCTGGAGAAATCTCAACTGGATTAGATCTATTTGCTGATGCAGAAACAGTGGATGTAAATCTACTTTTTGCAACACCTGATGCAAATGGTGAATCTACAATCGCATCTAAAGTTATAACACTTTGTAACGCTAGAAAAGATTGTATGGGATTCGTATCTCCTCCAATTGAAGATACAGTTGGAACTTCAACACCTGCTGCTGATGTTAAAGCATTTGCAGACGCACTTACATCTACATCATATGTAGCTTGTGATTCTACAGCACTTTATGTATACGACAAATATAACGATGTATACAGATATATTGGTGCTTCAGGACATCAAGCTGGATTATGTGCAAATGCAGATAGAGTCGCAGACGCATGGTTTAGCCCTGCAGGATTGAACAGAGGACAGATTCTAGGCGTAACAAAACTAGCATTTAATCCAAAACAAGCTGATAGAGATACTCTTTATAAAGCAAGAGTAAATCCTATTGTTTCACTCCCTGGACAAGGAACACTTCTTTTCGGTGATAAAACACTGTTAAGCAGACCATCAGCATTTGACAGAATTAATGTTAGAAGACTTTTCATAGTCTTGGAAAAAGCAATCTCTACGGCTGCTAAATTCCAGTTATTTGAATTCAATGACGAGTTTACTCGTGCACAATTCAGAAACTTGGTTGAGCCTTTCCTTAGAGATGTCAAAGGTAGACGTGGACTTACAGACTTCTTAGTAATCTGTGATGAAACTAATAACACAGGTCAAGTTATTGATGCAAACAGATTTGTAGCTGATATTTATATCAAGCCTGCAAGATCTATTAACTTCATAACTCTGAACTTCATAGCAACAAGAACCGGAGTAGAATTCTCCGAAATAGCAGGAGCATAGGAGGAATAAAAAATGGCAATATTAGGTATAGACGATTTTAAGTCGAAGCTAACCGGCGGTGGAGCCAGAGCTAATTTATTCAAAGTTCTGATAAATTTCCCAGGTTATGCCCAAGGTGATGTCGAATTAACATCCTTTTTATGTAAAGCTGCACAGCTTCCTGCTTCTATTCTTGCACCTATAGAGGTTAAGTTTAGAGGTAGAACATTGAAAATGGCAGGTGAGAGATCATTTGAGCCATGGACAATAACAGTTATCAATGATACTGACTTTAGACTCAGAGACGCTTTCGAGCGTTGGTCAAATGGAATTAACAACCATAATGCAAATACTGGTTTAGTTAATCCTACCGATTACTTTGCAGATTTAGCTGTTGAACAACTTGACAAAGATGGATCAACACTTAAGTCATACGATTTAAGAGGTTGTTGGCCAACAAACGTTTCTCCAATCGAGCTTAGCTACGAGACAGAGGGAGCGATTGAAGAGTTTACCGTTGAGTTCCAAGTACAATATTGGGAAGCTTCAACAACAACTTAAGGGGATAAATAATATTAGACGAGGGGATTTTATATCCCCTCCGATAATATAGGTAATAAATTATGGCAGAATTTTTTGGTTTTGAAATCAATAGGAAAAGTAAAGAGCCTGTAAGGCCTTCTTTTGTTCCAAGAGTAGATACTGACGATGGCGCTGGTGTTATACAAGCTGGCGGACATTTTGGTGCTTATATCGACCTTGATGGTGATAAGGCAAAGTCTGAAGTAGATCTTATATTCAAATATAGGGATATAGCAGCTCAGCCAGAGTGTGATCAGGCAATTGAAGATATAGTTGGAGAAGCAATAGTTGGGAATCACGAGGAATCTCCAGTTAAACTTGTATTAGAGGGATTAGATGTATCCAGTAAGATAAAAGACTCTGTAATTAAAGAGTTTAAATCTATATTAGGTTTACTTGGATTTAATCAGTATGCCCATGAGATATTCAGAAAATGGTATATTGATGGAAGATTACCCTATCATATTATTATAGACACAGACAATCCTAAACAAGGAATTAAAGAATTAAGATATATCGACCCTACCAAATTAAGAAAGGTGAAAGAGGTCGAAGAAGAAACCGATCCTAAAACTGGGGCTAAGCTCATTAAAAAAGTAGATGAGTACTTTGTCTTCCAAGACAATATGATGGGAAAATATAATGAAGGGGTTAAAATATATCCCGATGCTATAGCATACTGTACATCAGGTGTTATGGATCCACAAAGAAAAAGAATCTTATCATATTTACATAAGGCGCTAAAGCCAGTAAATCAGTTAAGAATGATGGAAGATTCTCTTGTTATATATCGTATATCAAGAGCTCCAGAAAGAAGAATTTTTTATATTGATGTTGGTAACTTACCAAAAGGTAAGGCAGAAGAATACCTCAGAGGTATTATGAATCAATATCGAAACAAATTGGTATATGATGCTAAAACAGGCGATATCAAAGATGATCGTAAGCATATGTCAATGTTGGAAGATTTCTTCCTACCAAGAAGAGAAGGTGGAAGAGGAACAGAAATATCAACACTACCTGGTGGTGAAAACCTAGGTCAGATTGATGATATCATATACTTCCAAAAGAAACTCTATAAGAGTTTAAATGTACCAGTTAACAGATTAGAACAAGAAGCTCAATATAGTTTAGGTAGAACAACTGAGATAACAAGAGACGAAGTTAAGTTTAAGAAGTTTATTGATAGATTAAGAAAGAGATTCTCTGACTTATTCATGCAATTACTTAAAACACAACTCTTGTTAAAAGGTATTATCACTAAAGATGATTGGAAAACCTGGAAAGAAAGTATTGTCTTTGACTTTATTGAAGATAACTATTTCTCAGAATTAAAACAATCTGAAATGATAAGAGAAAGATTTGATTTATTGAATAGTGTACAAGACTATATCGGTAAATATTTATCGCATGAATGGGTTGCTAAAAATGTTCTTAGAATGTCTGAAGAAGATATGAAAGAAATGGAAGACCAAATTGCGGCTGAAATGAAAGCAGGAGCTCATCAACAAGATAATGAGTTTTAAAAAATTATAAATATATAATATGGAAACCTTTAAAAGTTTTTTAAACGAGCAAATTGAGATTGAAAATATGCTCATTGAAATGTCTGATAGTGATTTTGATCATTTATTAGAACAATTGACATATGAAGAAATTCAACAAGTAGATGAAATACTTGGTGCAATTGCAAGAGGTGTGGGTAAATTAGCTAAAGGCGCTGGTAAATTAGCAGCTAAGGGTGCTAAAGCTGGAGCTAAAAAACTAGTTCAAAAAGGTAAAGAAAAATTTACAGATAAAGGTAGGGCTGATGCTGCAGATAGAAAGGCATCTAAATTGGCACAAAAAAGAAAAGAAGTAGAGCGTTTGCAAAAGGCACAAGACCAGATAAAGAAAGAACGCGAAGCTTTAAAAAGATTAAAAGATCGCGAAGGTGATAAAGGTAGCAAGGTTGCTGCCTTAAAAGATAAAATTAAGAAAATGATGCAGAAGAAAAAACAATTGGAACCTTCTCCTGCATAATATAATGAGGAAATAAAAATGGCAGTGACTGATTTGATAACAAATTTAAAAAATGGCGATAATGTAAAAGCCAATAAAGAATTCGAAGGAATTATGGCTGATAAAATGACAGCCGTACTTGATGCTAAAAAAATAGAAATAGCATCGGGTTTAGTGCAGCGTAAAGCTGCTGAAAAAGAAGAAGAGTAATGATCTCATTTGTAGAACTTAGAGAGAAAGTAAAACTTTCCGGCGGAGAAAAACAAGTTAAGTCTTTTAAAGCCGGCAAAAGAAAGGACACTGAAGTTATCCTTACTAAAAAGGGTAACAAATTTGGTGTTTATGTAGATGGCGAACTACTCGATAATAACTACAAAAATGAAAAAGAAGCTCAAAAGGCTGCAGATGAGATGATTAAACTATTAGGTATCTAATATGAAATTAATTACTGAATACGTAGAAAACAATTTAGAAGTAATTGCAGAAGCCAAGAAAGATGGTTCAAAGAACTATTTTATCGAAGGCGTATTTATGCAATCTAATCAAAAGAACAGAAATGGTCGAATAT